CGTACAGCGACGGGACCCAGGTGGGGGAAGCCTCGGCCTCGGAGAGCTGATCGACAAGTACGGCGAAGGCATCTACCCCGACCTGCTGCTCCATTACGGAGTCGACCTCGCAGAGGTGATCGCAGGTCGGGGGCCCTCGCCGGCTCTTGTCCTCGCACTCGTGCAGGGGCTACCTGATACCTCGCTCACCATCGCCCTCGCGTCGGGCGGCCGGGAGCACCACGGCTGGGGCATCGACCGCCACATGCAAGCCGACATCTTCGACGCGATCAACCAGAACACCAGGGCCACCGGCCAGTGGGGCAAGGGCAAGGCGCCCAAGATCCCGCTGTGGCCCCGCCCCAAGCCTGCGAAGAAGTCCGCGGGTGTCGAGGGCAAGAAGGGTCGCCGCGTCTCCGTGGCTGATCTCTACAACAAGTTCAACGCCAAGCGGAGGTAAGCGATGCCCCAGGGTCAGGTGATCGGACGCGTAAGCGTCCGCGTCCTCCCCGACACCAGCGAGTTCCGCAGCAAGACTCGCAAGGCGCTGGACAAGGAGGAGAAGAACCTCAAGGTCGAAGTGCAGGTCATGCCCAACATGGCCGGCTTCGAGCGCCAGTTGCTCACCGAGATCAGCAAGATCAGCCAGCGCAACCGCCAGTCGGATGCACGCAAGGTCAAGATCTACACGCGGATCGACACGAGCACCATGTCCGGCGAGCTGGCCAAGGCCATCCGGAAGTACTCCGACAAGGCCAAGACCGGCTCGAAGGTCCAGCTCCAGTCGGAGCTCGACGTGGGCGACATCAAGCTGAAGATCAGCGACCAGTCGCTGCGCGACATGACCAAGCAGCTCAACGACTGGCGGGACAAGAACTCCCCGCAGACGATCAAGATCAAGCCGGACATGTCTGCGGTCAGTGGGGCTGCGACCTCGGCCCGCCTCGGTGTGCTGACCCGGCCTCGCACGGTCTCGATCATCCCCGAGCTGAACAACGCGGCTGTCGCCAAGGTGGCCACCGCTCTCGCCGCGCTCTCCGGTGTGCGTGTGCTGAACAACCTCTTCGAGAAGTTCGGCAACATCCTGCGGAACCTCGACAAGAGCGTGCCGATCATCGGCTCCCTGGCCTCCGCGATGGCCGGCCTCGCGAGCATGGCGCTCGCAGGCGCGAGCAACCTCTTCGCGCTGTCAGCTTCGCTGGCGCAGATCGGACCAGCAGTCGCCCTGCTGCCCGGCCTGATGGGTGGCTTCGCGGTCGGACTCGGCGTCACGATCGCCGCGTTCAAGGACTTCAACAAGCAGATCCCCGAGGTCAAGAAGACCCTCTCGGATCTTCAGAACACGATCAGCTCGAACTTCTGGGACAAGGCCCGCGAGCCGATCAGGGACATGGTCGACTCCCTGCTCCCCGCGTTCCGCAAGGGCGTTGCGGACACGGCCACCGAACTCGGCGGGTTCTTCGGGTCCTTCGCCAAGAACCTCGGCACCTCCCTGTCCCCCGCGATGGGCCAGATGTTCGACGACCTGTCGAGCTCGATCACCATCGCGACCACCGGCACCAAGGGCTTCGCCGACATCATCGCGACCCTCGGCAAGGTCGGCACCAGCTACCTGCCGCAGCTCGCCCAGTGGTTCGTCGACCTCTCCGACCGCTTCGCCGACTTCCTCGCCAAGAAGGGCGAGAACGGGATCAAGGCTGAGATCGACGAGGGCATCCAGGCCCTGAAGGATCTCGGCGGCGTCCTCTACGAGACGTACGGCATCCTCTCCGGGATCTCCAAGGCCGCGACCGAGGCTGGCGGCACGTCGCTGCACACGCTGCGCGACTCACTCGCTGGCATCCACGACGTCGTGGACTCCAAGGGATTCCAGTCCGGCCTGGTCGACGTCTTCAACGCGGCGCACGTCGCGATGAACAACATCGCCGGCCGATCCGGTCCGGCGGTCAAGGGCCTGTTCATCGAGCTCGGTCAGCTCATGACGACGATCCTGCCGCAGGCCGGCGAGATCATCGGCACCGCGGTTGGTGCCATCGCTGACGCGCTCAACCAGCCTGCCGTGACGCAGGGCATCAAGGCACTGTTCTCCGGCCTCGACGGAGCAGTGCAGGCACTCGCTCCCGCGATGGCTCCGCTCGGCCAGGCCCTCGGCGCGCTGATGCAGGTGGTCGGCGCGATGCTTCCCGCGTTCGGGCAGCTCGTCTCCGCCGCGCTCATCCCGCTGGCCGGCGCCTTCGCTCAGCTCGCCCCGATGATCGGTCCGATCGTCGAGCTGCTGGCCGGAGCGCTGACGTCCGCGTTCCAGACCCTCGCTCCGGTCATCGCGCAGATGGTCCCGCTCGTCGGCGAAATGCTCGGGGCTGCCTTCGGGTTCCTCTCCGAGCTCCTTCCCCCGATCGCCGACATCTTCAAGCAGATCCTCGCCGCGGCGATGCCGCTGGCTGCGGCGTTCATGGACGCCCTGGCCCCGATCCTGCCCGTCCTCTCCGACGCGCTGGGCAAGATCCTCGAAGCGCTGAAGCCGCTGATCGAGACCGCACTGAAGATCATCTCGGCCGTCATCACGCCGCTTCTGCCCATGCTGTCCGAGGTCGTCCAGTCGGTTCTCCCGCCCCTGGCTGACGCGGTCATGCGTGTGGTCGAGGCATTGCAGCCCTTCATGGATGCACTGCTCGCGGTCGTGAACTTCCTGATGCCGATCCTCGTTCCGATCATCCAGTTCATCGTCGAGCTGCTGGCCGGCGCGCTGGTTGCTGCGATCAACGGAGTGGGCCTGGTCCTCGAAGGACTCAAGGAGTTCTTCGTCGGCATGTGGGACTACGTCTCAAGCTGGTTCGCCCTCTTCGTGGGGATCTGGCACGGCAACTGGTCCGAGATCATGGCCGCTCTGGAAGGGATCTGGAACGCCATCCTCGGGATGCTGAAGGGCATCTGGGACGTGATCCTCGGCGCCCTGGAGTTCTTCTTCAACGTCGGCATCCTGGGCACCGCAGGCAAGGCCCTGAAGGGTCTGGGTGCGCTGTTCAAGGCCGGCTGGAAGGCCGTCGTCGACCTGTTCAAGGGCGCCACGGACTTCGTCATCGGCAACTTCCGCTTCTTCACGACCGGCCTCGGAAGACTGGCCCTCGACGGCATCAAGGCCGTGGGTAAGTTCTTCTCGGATGGATGGAAGGTCGTCACCGGCTACTTCCGCCTGGCCCTGACGGGCATCGGGAAGATCGTCACGGACGGCATGGCCTCGGTCGGCCGGTTCTTCTCCTCGGCTTGGACCTCGATCCGCACCGCCGCGGTGACGAAGCTCAACGCTCTGATCACCACGATCAGCGAGTGGATCGGTAAGGCCGCAACCACGGTCGGCAAGCTGCCGGGCAAGGCCAAGGAGGCGCTCGGCGACCTCGGCAAGACGCTGCTCCGTGCCGGTGAGGCGCTCATCAAGGGCTTCATCTCCGGCGTCAAGAGCATGTTCAGCTCGGTCAAGTCCACCCTTGGTGACCTCACCGACAAGCTGACCGACTGGAAGGGTCCTCTCCCCAAGGACAAGGTCCTTCTCTACAACGCCGGTGTCGTGATCATCAAGGGTCTGATCAAGGGCCTTGAGTCGCAGTACGGCAACGTCAAGAAGTCGCTCGAAGGTCTCACCTCCCTGATCGGGAAGGCGAAGCTGGGCAAGGGCCTGACGGCCAGGCTCAAGGGCGACCAGGCGAAGCTCAACAGTCTGCTGAAGGACTGGCAGAAGCTGAACGACAAGCTCGACGCTGCGAAGAAGAACCTGGCCGACCTCAAGAAGGCCAAGTCCGACTACGCGGCGAGCATCGCTCAGAAGATCGTTGACGACGCCAACGTCACGAACATGGAGGGCGGCTTCTCCGGAATCCTGGAGCAGCTGAAGCAGGCCGTGGACCAGGCGAAGCACTTCGCTGACGTCCTCGCGAAGCTGAAGAAGCTCGGGCTCAACCAGGAGATGTTCGACCAGCTCGCACAGGCCGGCCCCGAAGCGGGCATGGCTGCGGCCGAGGCGATCCTCGGTGCGGGCGCGGCTGGCGTCAAGCAGGTCAACGACCTGGAGAAGCAGCTCCAGGATGCTGCGGGCAAGGTCGGCAAGACCGCGTCCGAGGTCATGTACGACAACGGCATCCACATGGCTGAGGGCTTGGTCAAGGGTCTGGAATCCCAGGCCGACAAGATCGAGAAGCAGATGCTGAAGATCGCCGACTCGATGGTTGCTGCCATCAAGAAGGCGTTGGGCATCCACTCCCCCTCGCGGGTGCTGGCCAGGATCGGCGCGTACGTCGGTCAGGGCTTCCGCAAGGGCCTGCTCTCCGAGCGGTCCAACATCGCTGCGGCGGTGGAGGACTCCCTGCTCATCGGGCAGACCTCGAACTCCACGGCACGCAACATCGCTTCGGCGGTGGGCAGCGCCCTGGCGACCGGCTCCTCGACTGGAGGCAGTTCGAAGACTCTCAACTACTACGCGGCGCCCGGCTCCTCGCTGGGCTCCGAAGAGGATCTGTTCGCCGCCGCGAACCGAGCACGGATGGGATGGTGAAGTAAGTGCCGAAGCTCCTGCTCGTGAGCGGTGCGGACACGATCAACCTCAACGAGATCGACGAGTTCGGGATCGGGTTCCAGGTCAAGGCCGGCGTGTCTGGCCTTGGCCTGCCCCCGGTCTCGGTCCAGTGGCTGGAAGGCGCCGGAGACGGCGCCGTCTTCCGAGGGACGCGAGTCCAGACCAGGGACATCGACCTCCCCATCGAGATCCTGGCGCTCGACCGGACGGACCTGCAAGCGAAGCTCTCCCGGCTGGCCCTCGTGCTGGCCGGGGGGTGCACGCTGGTCCTCCAGAACGGCGACGGTACTCGGTGGAGTACGGAGGTGCACCGGGTCGGGGGTGGCGAGTACACCTACGGCGACGACACCATCGGGCAGACCGAGTTCCAGACGGTCATCACCCTGCGCGCCGGCGACCCGTACTTCACCAGCTCGGTGCAGCAGGTGCGCACGATCTCCGGCGCCACTGGAGCGAGCGCGTTCCTGTCCAACATGGTGACCATGGCCATCGCCCCCTCTCAGGCGATCGGCTCGATCGACCTCTCCAACTCCGGTGACGCTGCGGCCTACCCGGTGTGGGAGGTCCGCGGTCCGGGTGACCACTTCACTGCGACGTCACCCACGGGTGAGACGTTGAAGTGGAACGGCACCCTGACTGTCGGACAGAAGCTCATCGTCGACACACGCAAGGGGACAGTGCAAGACGAGACCGGCGCCAACCGGTACGACCTGTTGGACACTGCCCCACGCTTTTGGACCGTGCAGCCCGGTGACTCCACCGCGGTCGCCTCCCTGTTGAACACCACCAGCGCTTCGCAGATCACCTGCTCCTGGTATCCCCGGAAGTGGATGGTGATCTGAGTGCGCCTGCAAGACATCACCGTCGAGGTGCGTGACAAGACGCTGGCTCGTCGGGGCATCATCCGCCCCGAGGAGCTGGCCCTCGAACTCACGGACAACTTCAACAACCTCGGCTCCTGGAAGCTGAGCCTGGCGTCCGAGCACCCACTGTGTGACACGCTCCGGACGCCCGGCTCGGGCATCATCGTGACCGGCCCGAGTGACGTCCTCCTGTCCGGGCCGATGGTGAGTTCGGAGTTCGCTTCGACTCCCACCGACCCGGATGGGACGGTGTCCTTCACGGGCGTGTCAGACACTGTCTGTCTGGCTGACGCACTGGCCTTCCCCCAGCCGTCCAACGCTGACGGCGCCAGTCAGACAGAAGCGCATGACGTGCGCAGCGGTCGTGTCGAGACCGTCATGCACGCATACGTCAACGCCAACATCGGGCCCCTCGCTCCGGCAGTCCGGCGTAAGGCCGGCCTCATCATGGGCTCGGACCTGGCGCGCGGGCCGATCATCACCCAGTCCGCCCGCTTCCCTGTGCTCGGCAACCTCCTCACCGAGATCGCCCTACTGGGCAGCCTCGGGTTCCGCGTCGTGCAGCGTGGATCGAACCTGGTCTTCGAGACCTACGCGATCACCGACCGCACGGCGTTCGTCCGGCTCGACGTCCGCAACGGGACGCTCTCCGGACAGAAGGTCGGCATCTCCCCGCCCGGCGTCACGCGCGCCATCGTGGCCGGGCAGGGCGACCTCACCGAGCGCCAGTTCCTTCAGGTCGACAACGCCGAGTCCATCGCCGCGGAGGCTGACTGGGGCCGGCGCATCGAGAAGTTCGTCGACCAGCGCAACACCGACGACTGGGCCGAGCTTCAGCAGGCCGGCGACGAGGCCCTGGTCGACTCGGGCTTCACTGCGATCAACGTGCAGGTCGTCCCGATGGAGGACAGCCAGGCCCGCTTCGGCAAGGAGTGGGGCCTCGGCGACTCGCTCGTCGTCATCGTCGATGACCAGGAGCTGAAGTCCACCGTCACCGGCTACGTCCTCAAGGCCGACCGGGAGGGCTTCAAGCTCGGCGCTCTCCTCGGAGACGCCACCGGCTTCGACGCCAGTGCCGCGCTGAACAAGCGCGTGACCAACACCGAGACCCGCCTGTCCAACTTGGAGACCAACTCCACGGGAGGCGGCTCCTCTCCGTCCGATCAGATCTTGCAAATCATGGGGGTGTGGTAACCGATGGCGAACACGCCGAAGCGCCTGTCCAGAGGTAACACCTCTACGACTTTGACGAGCGTCTACACCGTGCCGACGAGCACGACGACGATCGTGACGAACCTCGTGGTGACCAACTCTGGCACCAGCGCGGCGACGATCCTGATCCAGCTCGCCGGGCTGTCGATCATCCCGAACACCTCGCTCCCCGCGAACGGCATCTTCACCCTCGACATCTCCCAGGTGATGGACGCGGGCGACACGGTCAAGGTCCAGGGCAGTACGACGACCTGCGCGTACTTCATCAGCGGAGTGGAGGTGACAGCCTGATGGGTTTCTCTGTAATCCCGGAGCCTGCCATCTCCGGCTTCACGGGCCCGCAGGGTCCGGCTGGCACGGTCGGCTCGGACCCGGTCTTCACTGGCTCGATGGCGGTGAATGACACCTCCGGCGACCCGAACATCGACATCAAGAAGAACGGGTCGATGCGCTGGAAGATCCGCTCGGCAGGTACGGAGTCCGGCTCGAACAACGGGTCGGACCTGTACGTCGAGGCGTTCGCCGACGACGGCACCACGAAGATCAATGACGCCCTGTGGATCTCCCGCACCAGCGGGCAGGTTGTCGTCGGCCAGGCCGACAGTGCGCAGGGTGGCGTCAAGCTCAGTGTCAACGGTGCCATCGGCACGCGAGACATCGCAGCCGACCCGGCGACCACGACCATGGGTGCCCAGCTCTACTCGAAGGCCGGGAAGCTGTGGGTGCAGACCGCGTCCGCGGCTGAGAAGTTCCAGCTCGTCGAGTCGTTGCCGAGCAAGGCCAACGCGACGCTCAACGCGACGTACATGAGCATCGACAAGCCGGCCGGTAACTACCGCGTCTTCCGCTGGATGACCGATGCCGTCAGCCGCTGGGAGGCCCAGGTCGACGACGTCGCCGAGGCTGGCTCGGCTGCCGGCTCCGACTTCCGCCTCTCGGCACGCAACGATGACGGCACGTTCAACAAGACCGTCATCCACGCCAAGCGGTCGGACGGCACGATCACCTTCGGCACGACGACGCACCACGGCACCGCCCAGGTCACCTCGGCTGGCGCGCTCGGCCTGCGAGACCTGACTACAGATCCCGCCACCACCACGGGCGGCGTCTTCCTGTACTCGAAGGCCGGCCTGCCCTACATCAAGCAGGCGGACGGCACCGTCTTCCAGGTCGGCTCCGGAGGCGGCACGGCTCCCGTCACCTCGGTCAACACCAAGACCGGCGCGGTCGTCCTGGCCGCCTCGGACGTCAACGCCCTGCCGTCCAACGCGGACGGCTCGACGACGGGCAGGATCACCGCGGCGAAGGGCTTCACGGTCACCTCGACCGACGCCACCCAGAACCCGATCATCACCGACTCCCCCTCCGGACAGTCGGCCCGCCTCGCCGTGATGCGCGTGAACGGCGTGGATCAGTTCTCCCTCGACGCGGCCGGCAACCTGACGCTGGCCGGCGCCGTCACCACGACCGGCACGAGCACCCTCCCCAACCTGCGGGTCGGTTCGTCCGGTTCCTTCGGTGGTGCGTCCGGCTCCGTCATCGCACAGGCCAACGCGACCACGCTGCCTACCTCGAACCCGGCCGGCTCGATCCTCTACACCACCGGAGGCGTCCCGCGCTTCCGCGAGTCGAGCGGCGCCGACTACGCCGTGACTCCCCCGAGCGACTTCACCCCCGAGTCGCTGGGCGTCAAGGCGTGGACCGGAGACCCGGACTACTGCATGTCCGGCTCGGACTACTCGGGCGTCGGCTCCGGCCGCATGAGCGCGGTGTACGTCAACCGGTCCATGACGGTGTCGAAGATCGTGTGGCACATGCTCGGCTACTCGGGCGGTCTGCTGACCGGCTCGTGGGCCGGCATCTACGACACGGCCGGAACACTGAAGGGTGCGACCGGCGACATGTCCACCGCGACGTACGAGCCGGCCCTCCAGTCCGCGGCTGGTGGTGGCTGGTCGAGCTCGCCCCTGACGTCCTCGGTCACCCTGGCGCCCGGCGTCTACTACATCCTCTGGCGCTTCAACTACACGGCCTCCCCCGTGGACGGGCCGGCCCTGGCCCGGTACGAGAGCGCGTCCACCTGCCAGTCCGTGATGGGCAACGGTGTCACCGTCTGGCGTCACGCCAACTACACCACCTCGGCCACCTCTGCGCCGTCGACCATCACCATCGCCAACCTCGTCCGTGACCCGATCCGCTTCTGGGTCGCCCTCGCGTAAGGAGTGTGCAAGTGGGAGCGTCGCTCTACCCACCCCCGGTCGCGCCGGCTGAGGCGCCCACGGTCGTCACGACCGGCCTGACCGCAGGCTCGGGCGTCACGGTCAACAACTTCCAGGCCCGAAAGATCAGCGGAGTCTGTTCGTTCGCCTTCGACCTGGCCATCACCACCAAGTTCGACGCGGGCACGACCGCCCCGTACAACCTCGCCGACACCGTCATCGCCAACCTGCCTGCCGGATACCGCCCGGCCCGCACGGTGACGGCGATCTACTCCACCGGCTACGCGGACGGCGAGTGCGACGTCGAGGCGAGCGGCGATGTCACCGTCCGAACCACGAACACGTACAGCCTGAACGTAGGCGAGACGATCCGCTGCTCTGGCGCATTCGTCCTGTAACCCAAGGAGGCCCCGCAAGTGGCGATCACGTCTTACCCCTTCGACAGCCAGGCTGTCACCGAGACGGACTACTCCCGTCTCTTCCGTGAGTTCCAGTCCACTGGCGTCGCGGACAGCGTCGGAGGTACCGGCCTGTCTGTCTACGCGGACGGCACGGGCATGACCGTGAAGGTCAACTCCGGCTTCGCGATCGTTCGCGGTCACGCGATCTACTCGACGGCGATCGAGCCGCTGACGGTCACGGCGTCCAACACCTCGGCCCGCGTGGACCGTGTGGTCCTGAAGCTGGACCCGGCCACCAACTCCATCACCCTGGTGGTCAAGCCGGGCACGGCCGGCTCGTCGACTCCGCCCGCTCTCACCCAGACCGACACGGGTATCTACGAGCTGTCGCTCGCGACCGTCGCGGTGGGCGCCAACGTCACCTCGATCTCCGCCGCGTCCGTCACGGGTGACCGTCAGTTCGTCGGCAATACGGTGGGCGCCTGGACCACGGCCACGCGGCCGGCCTCGCCGCGTACGGGCCGCCTCGGCTACAACACCACGACTGCCACGTGGGAGTTCTGGAACGGCTCGGCGTGGGGCAACGTCTCGCAGTCGGTCGACTGGAACACGCTGACCAACAAGCCGTCCACGTTCGCACCGGCCGCGCACGCTCACGCGTACGCCGACATCACCGGCAAGCCGACGACGTTCACTCCGGCTGCGCACTCCCACCTGTGGGCGGACATCAGTGACAAGCCCAGCTCGTTCACGCCGTCGACTCACTCGCACACCTGGTCGTCGATCACCTCGAAGCCGACGACGTTCGCCCCGAGCTCGCACTCGCACTCCAGCTACCTGGAGTCCGGCGACACGATCTCCTGGGCGAACGGTTCGAAGAAGCCGTACTCCAACACGGCGACGGACGGCACCTGGTACGCAGTGTGGGTCGAGGGCTCGGGCACGTTCTGCCGGAACACCTCGGCGCGGAAGTTCAAGGAGAACATCCAGGACTTCGAGATCGACCCGGACACCGTGCTGAAGATGCGGCCGGTCATCTACGACCGCA